TCAATATTTAAAATTTCTGGAGTGAGAACTTTGTCATACTCTAGAGCAAAAGTAGAGATCTCCTGAAATATGATCTTCTCTGTACGCTCTTCAAAATAATCTTCCTTAATGAAAGGCAACACCTTCCGAAGGAACTCTTCATCATGAATGAGATTCCTTAGGACGGTCAGTTCTATACGATCCAAAATTACTCACCATAACTAAATTCTTTCTTGGCAACATCATCGAGTTGTTGCATCACTTCTTCAGTAAAATACTGTTCAGGATCTTTATAGATCGCTTTAGCATAGACTTTCTTACCGTCTATCTCATAACGACCTGCTACATTTTTCCAAAGTCCGCCAACCTCACCGAGTTCAAGAAGACCAAAATATCTATCAAGACCACGATCATCGTAATAGAGACGCACCGTAACATCCTTGTTCTCCTTACTCAAACGCGACTTGTGAGTCTTTGCCTTGATAAGATTACCAATGACTTCTGTTCCATCCTTCTCTTTCTTCTTGCTGAGATAGATGATTGTACTTGCTGCATACTTGAGACCAGAACCTCCTCCCATTTCCTTTGTAGGGACATAAGAACCAATGACATCGTAAGTGTGGTTAGTGACAATCATTGGTATTTTAGCCTGTCCTAGCTTCAATGTCAACATCCTGAAGGCACCTTTAACCAGTTGTGATTTTGTCATATCACGAACCTGTTTCTCGTCAAGAGCATCTCTGATTTCCTTCTCGGTAGATAACATACCAAGAGAATCCAGAACAAACATACAGGGTTTACGATCTTGCTCAGGTGTTTTCAAGTAAAGATCAACTGCTTTCAGAGCTTTACTACGAAAGTCTTCAATAGTAACAACATTAACTACGACCAGGCGATTGAGATCAATTCCTCTACTTTCGAGAAGAGATTTATTAACTGCTGACTCGGTGTCAAAATAAAGGCAATATCCACCAGGATTAGAATCAAGAAAGTTTTTGACGACAGCGAGAGAAAAGAAAGTCTTGCCAGTAGAAGACTCACCAGCAATGGCAGTAATCTTATTCCCAGATACACCCCCAAATATACTACCTGAGCAAAGCCCATTAAAGATGTAAGAGCCCGTGTCCACATATGTCTCAGAGTCATTAATATCTGCGGCAAGTTGTGTGTATTCACCACCCACCTCCTTGACAATTTCTTTCAAAAAATCCATTTAGTTTTCGTCCCATCTCAATGTCTTGAGGTATTCTAGCACATTTTCCCGCACTGACATCAATTCATTAAAGCACTCTTGATTGTGAGCACAGTTCCTAAGTTTAGAGTCTGGTTTGTGGACGCTTTCAATAAAGAGGTCAAGCCCCCTATTCCACCTTTCTTGATCTGTCATGTGAAGAAGAGTTCTAAGTTTGCTGTTTTTTCCACTGACCATCCAATAGCATCAAGAATAGTCCTCAAAGGTTCTAAAAACGCTTTGTTGAATTGAGTGTCGTAATCGACATACTTATTAATACCCAACTCCTTAGGAAAATCCTGAATAAATGAGATGACATTCTCATGTAAGATGTTGGGTTTCTTCAGATAACAAAACTTGATCTTCTCACCGTTTTGAATGAGAGAATATTTGTTAGTAAGTTTTGCTTCTTTAATATAATGGTTATAAAGAAGAGCACCGCGACAGTGGATTGGTGTTCCCTTAGAATAAATGTCCGAAGAAGATTTATATTTTACAACATCGCTGACAGATCTTGGAAAAGAAATTTCTTCTGGAGGGAGAGACTTGAATTTGGTACGACATTTGTCGATGTAGTCAATCATGTCATCTTCAGACCCTGACATCATAATCTTAAAGGCATCCTTTAACATTGCTCTGCATGGAGCAGGTGTGGATGACTTTACAGCTTCGATGCCCATCACCTTTAATTTAGGTTCGGAATATGCTACACCTTCACTATTGTAAACATTCAGGATATATCTTTTTTTAGCAGTCCAAATACCACGGTCAGCGATATTCTCCCGCTTCATACTCATCTTTTGCTCGTATGCCGAAACATAATCCGCAAGCTCTTGATATGAGGTCTCAATAAATGGTTCCAGTTTCTCTTGGCAGATCTTGTCAAGTAACCCCACAACTGCTGCTTTATCACCAGACTTAGAACTAAGAAATTTAGTAACAAGAGGTCCAAGATTAAGATAGATTGAGTCGGTGTCACTTGCGACAACATAGTCTTCACTCTTTGTCTGCAAAAGTTTATTTAGATATTCATTCACCTTGCCCTCAATCCAGCGGATAGAGACCTGACCAGACAGAGTAATAGCTTCTGCGTTTGCTAGTTTGTAGTACCTAAAATATTGATTACCAATAGCGCCATAAGCAGAGTTAAGAGAAATCTTCTTCGCCATTTGAATGTTGTTGCATCTAGAGATCTCCTTTTTAAGTGCTTCAGTAGGAGTCTTCTCGTACTGCTGCTTGGCTTTGAGCATCCTCTTCTTGAATATAACACGCTCTCCATACATTTTCTCCATAAGTTCGGGCAAGAATCCCTTCTTATCTTTACGGAACATAGCACCGTTTGGACAAACAGCGTACTGTTTGTACATCTCAAAACTTATCTGTTTACTAAGTATCTTGTCAACGGAAGCAGTTGGGTGCCTTTCGTCCAAGAGGGTTTCTGGTGATATGTTGTACTGCATGATGAGATGAGGATAAAGAGAGTTGAGGTCAAAAGACACAACCCAGTCATAGACTCCCGGAATCGGTTCCTTAACATAGGCTCCTGCATACTTTTCATCCTTATTTGATGATACTTTAGGTGGAATGACAATACCTTTTTTCTTTAGGTAGTTATAGATGATAGTATCCCACATCCTTACTTGATAAAAGACATCACTATAGTTAACTTTAGCATCGTATGCCATAGTTAAAGCAAGCTCGATCAACTTCATCTTATCTTCAAGACGGTCTACGAGCTCCACATCAATGATATTATATTCTACAAATTTTTGCCACCCATTAGTATAGAAATCCTTAAAGGTATCAAACTCTGAGTGGTCAAGTTTTTTCTGACCAAGTTCTACATTTGCAATGTAATCAAGACGATACGATTCTTGATTGGTATATGTAAATTTTTTATAAAGATCGAGATAATCTAACTGGGAAATACCGCCAATGTCATAGAAGACTTGCCTACGACCTTTGATAAAGACCTCTTTCTGAGATACTAATCCCCAAGGCGATAATCTCTTAGCAAGTTTTTCGCCAAGAACACGATCAATACGCTTTGCAATGAACGGCATATCGAACAACTGAATGTTCCAACCAGTCACAACATCAGGAGTATTCTCCATCCACCAGTTGATAAAACTGTTGAGTAGATCCCGCTCATTGTTGAACTGAATGTAGCGAACATTGTCCTGTTTAATCTTGAACGGACCCTGACCCCAGGTTGTAATCTCCTTTGTATTATAATCTTGAATAGTAATCAGCAAGATCTCTTGATCAGCTGCCTCAACATCAGGAAATCCATTCTCAGCACGAGTTTCGATATCGACTGTGATAAGGCGAATCTTACTAGCATCAAATTTAATCTCTTCTTGAGGATACTTATCAGAGATATACTGATAGATGTACCGCTCATTACCGTAAACCTTAAAGTTATCAACATCACTATACCGCTTCATAAAGTCACGACAATCACGGACACTTCCGGGTTTGACAGGCTCTACATATTCACCGTCAAGAGTCTTGTAATAAGTTTTTTTCTTTGCCGGAACGAATAATGTTGGAGAATATTTCTCTCTAAACTGAATGTACTCACCATTTTCATAACCACGAACGAGGAACTGGTCCCCAATCATTTGTACATTAGTATAGAATTTCATCAGGTAGTCAGTTCTTTGTATGCGTCGAGAATAAACTTTTCAGGATTGATCAATGTGAGGATGTTATCGCTCTGAATCCTACACTTCTTATCAGAAGACATATTCATAACTGCCCAGGGCACAAGACGATCCTTGTAGTCTGCAGGTTCTTCATCTAACACCGTAAATTCATAAGGTTTAGTCAGTTCGCAGTCAGGTTCACCGATGTCAGCACCAATCTCTTCAACATCAGCAATAATGCAACGATAATCTTCCTTGAATACAATAAGTTTAATTGCCATTGAGTAACTCCAGGTACATGGTTTTGATATCAGGCAGAGGTTCATAGACCGTCTGCACATTGTTTGGATTCACGAGGAATTGTGTGTCAGCTGTTAGTGGTTGCCAAGTAGCAAAAGAAACTTGAGAACTTGTTTGCTGTACATTTGTATCATCCTCTTCTTCTTCGGTCAGCATGACTCTCTGCGGTTGCAGAATAAGCTTAAGGGGGTTGCATATCAGATATTGACGACTCTTATCCTCATCCAGGACTTCTTTGACATCACCAATGATTTGATCAGAACCAATGATTGCGACTTTAATGGACATAATGCAGTTCTTACCTCTGGGTATTATAGCATAAAAAAAGGGGACTGTCTGGATTTTGCCAGACATCCCCTTGCGGCGACGATACGCTTCTATTTAGAACCAACTTTTCCGCTGATGAGATTCGGGTACAATCTTGCCCAGTTCGACAGTTAACAATCCATCTTCAAAGTCCACGGACTTAACCTCAACATCATCAGAGAGCGTCCAGACCCGCGTGAAGGACCTCTGTGCCAGTCCTTTGTGAGCGTAGGTTGTATCGGTCTCCTTATCCTCCTTCTGCCCCTCTACGAAGAGTTTCCCTGCCTCCGTGTAGACATTAACCTCTGCCTTCCTGAACCCCGCTAGAGCGACCTCTAGCCTGGATGTTACGGCACTTACAGTTATGAGGTTGTATGGGGGATAATTTGAGGTAGTCTCATGCAGTTTGAAGAGACGATCAAAGTATTCGTCCATTCCAATACTGTTTTTGTTAATCCTGTCTAGTAGCTGGTCAATGTTTGCAGCATTAAACTTCATCAGTGTACTCATGATAGCTCCTTAGTAAGCGAGTTTGTCTTGTATGGACCCTTTCGGCATCCACTACTAATTATACAAGAAGACAAAAAAAAGAGGGTGTGGTTAACCCCCTTATAGTAGCGTATATTCCGATGTAGCGTGTCGCGCACGAAAAGGCGACGAACTATTTATTCGGTTTCCACAACCTCTTTTGTCTTTCGACCGATGTTGTATTTGGTCTCTAGTGTCCAATTCTCTTTTTCTTTATATGCTAGGACTTTGATCTGATTCAAGGGAGCAATGTCCTGAATTACCTCAGCATCAGAGACTTTAACCAGACCCCAATCAGAGAGCAATTGGATGATTCTGTTTCGTCTTTGAACATCATTGATAGTAAGGTTAGCTCTCTTACCATCCAATGCGAATAACTCTTTAAAATGTACAATGAAGTACTTTCCTTGCTTATGAAGAATGTGGCATGATTGATATAACTTCTTTTCTTTCCTAGAAGCTACACCAATTCGTGTCAAAGTTTCTCTCACTTTCAAGAAATCATCTGGTTCACCGAGGAATACCTCAACCATTTTCTCAGGTGCCCACTCAAAAATGGGCTCAACAACGACGCTCATCTCAATATATCAAAAAGTTTGAACTATTTAGCGCAGCTGTTCTTTATAATCAGCTATAGCATTTTTGACAATATTATAGGTTGATCCGTTATATGATTTCTCAATATATCTCTTATCCCACCATTGATCGATATCACATTTCTTACCAGTTTTTTCTTCATAGATTGCTATGAACAGTGACAATAAGTTCCATTGACTGGGTGGAATGTATCTGGGAGAGATGCAAACAAAGATGTGATCATAATCATAGTTACCATGATCATATTCCTCCTTAAAGCAACTCCTCCATGTTGATTCTGTTGGCATCATGTGCTTCATGATGAATTCATTTACGAAGGTACGAGTATCACAAACATGCTCATGAGGATTTCTAATCCAAGTCATGCTGTTTAATCTACCATCGATTTGAAGTTTTGCTCCCCAGTTACCCTCATCAACTTTATTAAATGCTTTGATCAGAGCCCACTCTAGAATATGACCACCTAGGTATACATCTTCTTCCATCTCATGAGTATTGTCACCATCAATATTAGATCCACAAAGAAAATCATCATGATGATCAATGTTTACCAGGTCAATATTGTCTCCTTCAAGTCCCTCAAGGATAAAATCATGATCAAAACCAAAACATACTTTCGCATTTGGACTTGCATCCAAAGCTCTGGTAAAAGTTTCAAGTATATAATCTAAATTTTCTTCGTTAACAATGTTCTCCCGCGTATCCATATCGGGATACTTACAAAAATAGAAATGCCATTTGGCAGCTGGATGCCAATCATCCCACATTTCATTTTCTTCGTTTGGCCATTGATCAACTGTGTCAAAAACATAGTCAATGTCGATACTTAAGACCTTCATTTGATACCACCAGTGTCAAGTTTTTTACGAATAAAATCAATCTGTTCGTTACTCAGGATTCGCATAGCTTGCTGTGCTTTTTCTGTGCTATATCCGTAGTATTTTTTGACTAATTCCAAGTCTTTAATCTTCTCTTGTTTTAACCAAGGAGAAAATCTTTTCTTTTTTCTAATGCTATGTAGCATGAAACTATACTGCATATCTTTGTCAAGATTTGGATGCTTGTTCATCTCATTCGCAAACATAATAGCATCGAGATGACCTGCAAGACAGCGGTTTACGATGAAGGGTGGGTATTGTTTAACGGAGTCGGGGTTTTCTTTAATAAGGTTTTCCTTATTAAGGTTTATCGAATTGAGCCAGTCTTTGAGTTCCATTCTTTTTTGATTTTAAAATACATTTTGTAGTACCGTCCCTTCATTTCTTCAAGGACTTTCATGTCATCACCAAACCCCATATACTTACAGAGTTGATATGATCCTTCTAATTCACTAATCAATCTTAGAATGTTTGCAGGATGTTTTTCAAGTCCTCCAAAATCATATTGTGACATATCATTTCTTTCGGGAATATTCAATACCATTTTCATGGTAAGCCTTAAAGATACTAACAGTTTTTGAGTTGTACATAAAGTAGTACAGATCTAAATCACTCTCTGTTAAGTTTGGGAAGGGCAAATCAAATTTATTTTTTAGTTCATTATAGATCAAAAGTTTGCTTACATATTGACCAATTTTTTGACTTCTTTGATATGACATTCCACCAACAGCAGTCTCAAGAGTCCACATCCATAACTTTTGACACTCAATGTTTTTTACAATAGAGTTTGCATCGACAAACAAAGATGTTGGTGTACTAGCTTGTTCTTCATAGTGGTCTAGTAAGAGAGTGTCGCACTTACCTTTGTATTCATTAGCGTCACAATGAATGACCTCTACATCATCAAACAGTTCTGGATTTATGAACTTGTGATAGTCAATAATCTCTTGGTTTTTTTCTACAACTGTTACCTTAGTAACACCTGGTTTATTTAAAATCCAATTTTCTCTGACACCTAACCCAAGTCCAGTGCAAATACAATGTCCTTCAGCCTGATCCCAATGAGAATATAGTTCATATGCTTGGTCATGATCTTCAGTGCGGTAAGACATCCACTCCTCACCATTAACACTTAACTTATAAGCTTTAGGTTCCTGATCCCAAATCACTTCACAAGTATCTGTTTTATATAATTTAAGATTGGGTGGAGTATATCCCAAAGATGACAACAGTCTAAGCATAATTCATCAAAACCAATTCCTTTCTATCTTGCTGTTCTCTCATATATTCACCAACAGATCTCATGGTGTATGTGTGTTGGAATTCAGAAGCATTCCAATCTTTAAAGCGATCACAAACAAGTTGAGATGAGTTATAAGAAACTAACTGATCACACTCATATTTTTGACAGTCAGCAGCAAACCTATCATGATCAAATCCTTTATGCATATCTCCACTCTTACCGTAGAGATTTGCTTTGATATCGTATGGTGGATCTAAGTAGATTAATGTATTCTGATCGTTAGTCAGTAGTGTTTCATAATCAGACTTTGTGATTTTCCACTTCTTAATGATATCTTGAAATCCAGTAATTCTGTCAATGCCACGCATTGAGAAGTTACTTTCTGATGCTTGCTTACTAAAAGAAGACGACTCAGTGAGACCTGAGAAAGAGCACTTATTAATGACATAGAACGATACAGCTCTATGAAAATTGTTATCACTTGTTGCCAGGTAGTCCTTAGACTCTAGGAACAACTCTTTTGCACTTGATGGTTCTGGATGTCTATTCTTTAATTGTACAAGTTCGTCTCTCAGTCTTGTACCATCGGTTTGAATATGCTGCCAGAAATTAACAAGAGGTTCATAAAGGTCACTGACCCAAACAGAAGTATCTGGATATCTCTTTGTCCACTCAATAGCAAAAGAACCTCCACCAAGGAAGGGTTCTCTAAACTCGGTATATGTTTTATCTTTGCAAATATAGGCAAACAACTTTTGGACAGCACGAGACTTACCGCCAGGATATCTTAGAGGAGTTTTATATGCTTTCATTTAAAGTTACACTCCACCATAATTTCTGTGAGAGCTGCTAACAAATTTATTTCTTGATCCGCGACGAAGGCAATCTGATACTGATACTTAGCAATAATGAGCACAGCAGCAGCAATAGAAGGACCTTCCAAGGATGCAAAAAGAGCATCGTAAACACGCCGCAAAAGTACACTAGGATCATTGTCCAGATTATTAACGACCCATTTACGGGTAGCTTGAAAATCTTTCTCCTTAAGTTTCTTAATAAGATCATGTACTTTTACATCTCCAAATTCAGCAAGAATTGCTGAATCAATTTTACCACCAACAGCATATCTCTGACACTCATTTAATACACGACGCCAATCAGGGAAGTGCTTGTTAATTAATTCTACCAGGACCTTGTTATCATATTCAATACCTTCTGCATCCAAGATTTCTTGGAGTCTGGCAAAGAATCCTGCGGCAATTGCTGGTTTTTGTTTCCCTCCGATTCCAAACTCGACGACTGCACAACGAGAGTGAAGGGGTTCAATGATTTTGTTTTTGAAGTTGCAGGTAAAGATGAATCTGCAATTACCATAAAATGTCTCAATGTTTGCCCTAAGGAGGAGCTGTACATCATGGGTTGTGTTATCAGCTTCGTCAATGATGATGACTTTGTGGTTAGCATCTGATGAAAGCGAAACGGTCGAAGCAAAGTTCTTTGCTTGATTCCGCACCGTGTCAAGAAATCTTCCTTCATCCGAACCATTTATGATTATATAGTCACAGTTTAGTTGTTCACAAAGAGCCCGTGCTACAGTAGTTTTACCGCAACCTGCAGGACCTGTCAATAAAAGATTGGGAATCTCACCTTGCTTTAGGAAGTCATTGAATGTCTTCTTAGTAGAGTCAGGGAGAATACAATCATCAATCTTTTTGGGGCGATACTTTTCTACCCACAAAAATGCACTACGCATAATAATAAAAATAAATTATTCAAAAATAGGAAGGATGCGTTGTCTCATTTCTTTGAGTTGTTCTGGATCATTACCATACTCACCCATATTCATGTTAACACAATCAATATAGCGTAAATCGTTACGCTGTGCATCTAAAGTAAATGAATCACAATACTCAAGAATTTCATATGGCACCTCAACTTGCCTGTCATAATCAATAGTCATAATCAATAACAAATTTGTCTTTTAAGTGCCAGTGAATGTCATCATGCACTTGCTGCATTGCGTTGTGTTTGATTGCCCAGTAATCATCATCATCGTTGATGAGGACAGTGACTTGGGTTTTCACATCAACTCTAAGTGCTTTCATTACACCCACTCAGGTTTACGATTAGGGAGACGAAGGTAATTATCACATACCCAAGGCTTAGAAGCAATATACATTTTATACGCATCGATAGTAGAAATACTATCGTCCCACTTATACTCTTCTGGCATTGCACGAACAAAGGGAGTATGATCACCCCATGATACATACGGAATAATTTCATCAGCAGCAAGGAGTGTCTTAAAGCAAGTATGGCATTTACCATATCGATTAAAATACTCTTCGCATAATGCAATGCCATGAGTAAGCAACCATCTAGCGTTTGATCTAGTCTCGTTTGCCCAGATAGTACAGGGATGGTTACGGAATGCTCCCTTGTCCGTAGCATAGGGATTACCGTCTTTCTTAGGCAGTGTGCCATAACCATGTCCCCACTTGTCTGAGGCGACTATAGAGAGCATCTGGCAGGTCTCCAGGGGCATCTTGACGATGTGCTTGTCAGGCAGAACTTCTGCTGATTTCCATGGAGACTCGTCAGTGACAAAGATGTTCATGATCTGATGATTCTTTCTTCTATACTACCACGGGGAAGTGACGCCTATCAACCGTCGTAGGTTGAATCTGGTTCGAGTGCGATGTAATAGTCAAGGTTGTAACTATGGTTGGTGAACTTAGAAAGAAGTTTCTTTGAGATCACAACATCATAAGATCCAGGGATCAGTTTGATGTTCTCGATCTTAAAGTTGAACTCAAAGCTCTTATCAGTTTGTCCAACGATCAAAGAGAACTCGTTAGAGTTATCGTTCTTCTTATCACGGACGGAGAGAACAATCTGCTCACGATTGCCAATGGCAGCAAGGTCAGGCAACTGATAGATCGAAGATGCTTTCAGAAGTTTCTGAAGTTGAGAACTATCAAGTTGGAAGCATACCTCTTCGGTAGGAAGAGTAATACCTTTATCAGGAGGAGTTACGATAACTTCTGGATCTGCAAAAGCAAACTTAACTTTAGTAGTCTGTCCTTCACGAATGACCATGTAAGAATCATTCTTAAGATCAATGTCAGGATCATTCATCATCCCAACGCCATTGAGGAACTGTGGCAGGTCATAGATGCCAAAGTCTTTCTCAAAGTTTTCGTCAATACTAGCTTCTGCAAGGATGTTCTTCATCACAGAAATAGTACGAAGTTTAGTTCCCTTCTTGACCAGAATCGACTGGTTAATAGAAGAAAAGTTTTCAAGCAAGTCGATTGTTTTATCAGAAAGTTTCATATCCACGCTCGATAGTCTCCTGGTCTAAGCCATAAAAGTGATAAAGAAGAACAGCATAATGAATGATCTTCTTGATGTCCATTGTAGCAGATCCCTTCTTGTTATAACGGGATGCATACTTAAGAATGTTGCCACGACAGAACGCAGCACCGTCTCCACAGGATTCAATCAGATCAAGTGTCTGAAT